ATAAAGAAAGGCGAAGTCGCATTAGTCTTGGAAATTTGTATGCCAAATGTTGGTCCCCGGGGCGCAAAGATTTGTGTGCCTCGTAATATCATTGGATGGATTAATTGCAGATGTTTAAAAAAGCTTGATGGCGACCCCGTAGAGACTTGAACTCCAATAACGATCGAACCCTCAATATATGCAAGGAAATCGTAAGAAAAGATGGTGACCCTACTGGGTGCTGCCCCCAGTTTTCCACCTTGAAAGGGTGGCGACTTAGCTGACGTGGTCGATAGGGCCATGTGACGGGATTTCTCCCGTCTTTTATTCACTTCTTGTCTGCTGAAACTGCGCTGACAGCTGGCGCAACAGTTGCGCTAGCCGATGGCACAGCAGAGGCTGTCGCAGAAGGAACAGCTTCAACCGGTGCGGCTGATGCGGATGCAACTTCATCAGGCTTTACCTCAGATGCTTTGCAACCAATTAATGCTGCAGCGCAGCAAACCATAATAACTGTGTTTTTCATTATTTTGTCTCCTATTGCCGGATGTCGGCGGTCTTAATTATATCGTAAAAATGAAGATGTATTCGAGCACTTTTGTCGAATAATATCTTTAAAGATTTTTGGTAATCGAAATGTTTGTCAATATTTAATGCATTATATGACCACTCGATTCAACGCTGTCGACACAGTCAACTATAATGTGCCCGGTGTCAAATCGGGTTACGATGGCAATGTCAAATCTGACTTGTCTATTCCATCATGCGGCCTAGAAGACGTTGACGTGTCTCTATTTACGCTGTTCGACAAAGAGATAGCCCCCAGCGTTGGAGGTAAAGATTCGCAGGAATTAAAAAGAGTTCCAATTATTTTTGCCGCCGGCGAAAAATGGGCAATGTTGAAAAGAGGTAAACCTCTTCGTGATAGAAATAGCACCTTAATATTGCCACTCGTAACGATCATGAGGATGAACATTGCGCAGTCTCCCGATGATGTTGCCGGTCGTGGAATTAACCAGCAGACAGGTGAAATTGTCGTTAGAAGAAGGCTTGATAAATCTGACAGAGATTATCAAAACTTAATTAATAAACAATTAATTTTGAATCAAACAAACGTTGCTGTTCTTAGTGGATCGCAGGCGGCTTCGACGCATCAGTTCATTACGAGCAGACAAATTGGTTCTTTAGAAAGTAGCTTGGACGTTCGATCAGGTGGACTTTTGTCGTCCAATAGAAAAAATAATATTTTTGAAACCATTGTCGTGCCATCACCACAGTTCTATACAGTAACGTATCAGGTAACAGTTTGGACGCAATTTACGCAACACATGAATCAAATTATTGAGAAATTGATAGCTTCGTTTTTGCCGCAGGCACAATCTTGGAAGCTAACAACACCAAAAGGTTATTGGTTCATCGCGAAAGTAGAAAGTGGTGCGTTTAATACCGAAACCAACTTTGATGACATGTCAACGGCTGAAAGATTCATTAAGTGTTCTTTCGAAGTCAGTGTGCCAGCATATTTTTGGGCGACAACTGCACCTGGAACACCTGTGCCTGTAAAACGATATGTGTCTTCACCAATTATCAACTTTGCTGTTGAAGGACGATCTGTTGGTGACGGATCAGGCCCAGAAGAATTCGGAAATAATTATTTGTTAGGTAGTGATGATCCAACGCTGCCTCTCGATGAACAAGCAAATCTACGACCTGACCAGAGGCGTCCTGGTCTTCGCATGCAGTCAATTCAACCAACGAACGCAGAAAATGTTATCGATGCAAATGATCCTGCTCTGCTTTCATTTCCACGAGGTATTAATCCAAGTCAATATAGAAAAATTCAATTTGGAAACGACACCAAGTATGTAAAAGTCATTACAGTGAATGAGTCGACAGGTGAAACAGTATATTCTGCCGCTGAATTCCAAGGTATAAAACAAACCCCCCTTTAACAAAAACACTATTTTTGGTTTTGTTTCGATTTGCAAGATATTTATCGATTGAATTCGACAGTGAAGGAGAAACGTAATGTCCGAACAAGTTTTTAGATCTCCAAACTTTTATGAGCGTGAGATTGATCTTTCAGCACCAGCGCCCGGCGGCCCAATTGGTACACCAGCCGGCGTCATAGGGCCATCCAACAAAGGCCCAGCGTTCGTACCTGTGACCGTCGCAAACTTCGGTGAGTTTATCGACGTATTTGGTGATCTTGATACAAAATATTTTGGACCTTATGCAGTTAATGAGTTTTTAAAGAACAGAACTTCATTGACCTATCTTAGAATCCTCGGTGCAGGTGCCAATGAATCTTTAATTGACTTTGAAAATACACTTCTCAAAGGAACTGTAAAAAATGCAGGTTTCTCGTTAGGAGGAACGACTGCGGCTGCAGATGCTCGTCACACAAAAGTTGTTCAATTTATTGCAGCACAACATACACTTTCTGCAAATGAAGCATATGGCATGCCAATGTTCAGCGATAACGATACTTTCGAAGGTGTATCTGCTGGCAGCGAAGTTAACTTGATTCGTGGCATGGTCATGGTGCCAAATACAGCAAGGCTTTTCGTTCTCGATGGCGATGAATCTGTTCCAGCTGCCGCAGCCATCGCAGCAGTTGATGATCAGGCACAAGCAAAGTCTGTAAATGGCAAGCCAAAGTTTAAGATTTTAATCTCTTCATCATTAGGGGCAACATATTCTAATGACGAAGGTAAGCCTGGTGTTAAGATTCTAACGGCGTCTTTTGATCCATCTTCCGACGACTACTTCGCGAAGGTATTGAACACAGACCCAGACAAATTCTATTCACAACAACACTATCTTGCTGCAGACTTTGCAGTTGATTCGCAGGTTGCAGAAGTTGCTGCAGATAATTACGTTGCAACTCTTTCCGGCTCTGCGTTGACTGATCAATCTTCCGGAGACACAACCCTTACATACCGTGAGATCTTCGGTGCTTACAACACGAGATTCAAAGCACCGCAAACGCCAATGTTCATCTCACAGCCTTTCGGAAAGACTGAATATGATTTGTTCAAGATTGAGGCGCTGGATGATGGTGAATATGCAAACAAACTTTACAAAATTTCTATTACAAACATCAAGGCGTCGGCAGACTCAACAAACAAGTATGGAACATTCAACTTGCAGATTCGTGATTGGAACGATTCTGACATTAACCCTGTCGTCATAGAACAATTCACAAATTGTACATTGGATCCTGACTCCGACAACTACATCGCCAAGCTTATTGGTGATCGTAAGGTTTACTATCATTTCGACGCAATCGATCCTCGTGAACGTCGCCTTGTTGCTCAGGGCAAGTATCCAAATAATTCGAAGTATGTTCGTGTTATTATGGCGGAGAATGTTGACAAGAAATTGGTTCCAGAAAATACAGCGCCATTCGGCTTCCACGGTCCTGCACTTTTAAAGACGAACAATAACTTAAACGCACTTGCAGCCACAGCTCCTGGCACAGGTCGTTTAGGTGGTGTTGGTTTGTCAGCAAATCACTTCTTGTCAAGTTCTGTGCTTCCTCCTATTCCATACCGCTACAAGGTAACTCGCGGTGAGGTTTCTACAACATCAACGAAGGCCGGTGATCCTGGAACCAAGGAAGTCACACTTCAATCGCTTTATTGGGGTGTCAAGTTTGAACGCAATGCTTCAAGCCTTGCTGCCGAAGTTCTCAATCCAAACGTCATATCAGAGAAAAATAATCTTCTTGGTTCTTTAACGCAATTCATGGGTATTGAGAAACTCGACGCTCTTCACACTGGCTCAAATATCGACTTGTTCAACAGCAACAAGTTTACCTTAGCCAAGGTCGCATTAGGAAATTCTGCCGTCTCTGACGTTACAGGTTCCGCCGGCGCCCACATGAAAGAAGCCGCATACATTAGAAACGCACGTCCTGATTCCAATAACTACACAGTGTCAGACGGCGTCGTAACAAATCGTGTTACATTGGCGACTCTACTTGCCAAGACAACAGCAGCAAACTTTAATCGTTTCTCGCCTTTCGCAAAATTCACAACATTCATGTATGGTGGATTTGATGGAACAAACTTCCTTGATCGCGATTCACGTCGCTTAAACGACAAGTCTGTTTCATTCGACGCAGACGCTTTATCAACGGGCGGCGCGGCTTCAAGCTACACTGCCTCTGGTTTCGGCACAGCCGTCAACGGAACTGGTAAGGCAAACAGCGGTGTTGCATCTTACATTACAGCAGTCGACATCATGACCGATCCATACGCTGTAGGAGTTAACGTGCTAACAATTCCTGGCATTCGTGAGCCATACATTAATGATATAACTTCAAAGAAGGTTCGCGATTATGGTTTGGCACTTCACTTGATGGATATTCCTTCATACAATGACAGCGCTCACAGATTGTACGATGATTCGACCTCGAAGCCAAGTGTCAAGGAAACAGTCGATGCATTTGATGCACGTGCGATTGACAACAACTATGTTGCGACATACTTCCCTGATGTATTTGTTGATGACACGACAAATGTTCGTAGAGTCAAGGTGCCTGCAACCGTCGCGGCGTTAGGAGCACTAGGTTTCAACGATAGAGTGTCTTACCCATGGTTTGCTCCTGCAGGCTTTAATCGTGCTGCGTTGGACTTCGTAATCAATGTGTCAGTACGTTTGAATGTTGCAGATCGCGAGCGCCTCTATGATTCACGTATCAATCCAATTGCAACATTCCCTCGCCTTGGATTCGTGATCTGGGGACAAAAGACATTGCAAGTTAGCAAGTCTGCTCTCGATCGCGTCAATGTTCGTCGTCTTCTCCTTGAAGTGAAGAGAATTATCATCGGCATCGCAAACCGCATGGTGTTTGAGCAGAATACACCCGCCGTTCGCAATCGCTTCGTTTCAGACTCAGTATTCCAGTTAGGCTTGATACAGGCACAGGCAGGTATCGAAGCATTCCAGGTCGTGATGAATGAAGCAAACAACACACAGGAAGATATCGATCTCAACCGTCTCAATGGTAGAATCGTTGTCGTACCAACAAGGTCAATTGAATTCATTGCAATTGATTTCATTATTACGAATGCCGGCGTGCAATTCGTTTGAGAAATTTGAAATTAACTGAATAGTTAGATTAGCAGAATGGAGCATCGTAGATGGCACAATTAAAACTAGGCGCAGCAGGCGTAACGGCAGATGAAATAGATATTTCTGGTCCTGTAACAGCACAACCAGTTGGTGTCCCTGCGGGCGTCATTGGTACGGCAAAACAGGGACCAGCATTCGTACCAATTACGGTCGGCAGACTTAGTGATTTCGAAGCAAAATTCGGATCGGTTGACAGTAAGCACTTCGGTCCAATAGCTGTTTTAGAATGGCTACGTAATGCGCAAGCGGTAACATATCTACGCGTCCTCGGCGTTGGTGATGGTTTAAAGCGCCAAGGCGCGTCAGATACGTATCCTGGATCTGTCACACACTCAGGCTTCGTTGTTGGTGAAAAACAGCCTACAGGCAGTTTAGGTGCACTTCTCACAAATGCATATGCAAATCTAAATGGTCAACCAGGAAGAACATACTTTTTGTCCTGTTTGATGTCAGAGTCTGCTGGCTCAACATACCTCAGCGACGCGGGACTTCAAAAGTCATCCACCTCAGTGCCAATCGTTCGTGGTGTTTTGATGGCTGCATCCGGTGTGTTGTTGAGATTATCTTCGTCATTAAATGGCATTGATTCATCCGCACCTACATCAACGCAGGTAGGGTCAACATCAGTGTCATTAAAAGGAACGACTGTTGGTTCTGTTGTATTGACAGAAAATTCAATATCAAAACAAGACTTCGTTGTTCTTCTCAATGGACACAATGGGCTTGATGTCAATTATCCAAATGTGTTGACTGCTTCTTTTGATCCATCTTCAAACAACTACTTCTCAAATGTCTTTAACAAAGACCCATTCAAATTGCAAGAAGCAGGTCACTACCTGTATACGCACTGGGATATTCATTCTTCGGTCGCTGTGGTCACAGGTGCTGGCGTGCTTTCAGGCACCTTTGGTGCAGGCGCCGCCGCGCATGTTGGCAAAACTGGAACTGAAACATCAGCATTCCTCTTGACTTCATCACAAGCATACAATGTCGGCACAGCGACAGTACCTAACTTTGAAAACTTTGAAGATAGATTCGCACATGCGAAGACGTCATGGATCATATCACAAAAGTTTGGTGGCAAACCAACCAACTTATTCAAGCTTTATGCACTGGATGCCGGTCAAGACATCTCAACACTTTACAAGATATCAATCGAAAATATTACGCCGTCTTCCGATCCAAACAACAAGTATGGAACCTTCACAATTAAGGTTAGAAAGTTTGATGATAGAGATTCTACGCAGTCGCTCATTGCGACCGGCGAAAGCTTTGTTTGCGATCTTAATCCATCTTCAACTCGATATATCGGTAAGGTGATCGGCGATCTTCACGTTTATTACGACTTCGATCGTGATGTGGAAGAACAAAAGGTCGTAATTGAAGGCAACTACACGAATAACTCAAACTATATTCGTGTTGAAGTTCATCCTGACGTAGAAAATGGATTCGTGGATCCTTCAGCATTGCCAATGGGCTTCCGTGGGGTGGCGCATCTTGTAACATCAGGTTCCGCTGTCTTCCCAGCCTTGCCTGAACCAACTGAAAACGCTCTCGGAGGCGGCTTGTCTGATACAAGCATCTTCCGCAAAGCGACGACACCACCTGTTCCATTTCGCAAGAAAGTTACAGACGGCGTTGTCGACAGCGAGACGGAAACCGCCAATTCAAAGTTCTACTGGGGTGTACAGTTTGAGCACATCGAAACAATCGCAAAGCCAAATGCGAGCAACCTCAAGAACAAGTCAATTGAAGCTTTTGCTAAGTACTTCCCTGACTTCGCCACAGTCGAAAAGCCTGTCATTGTTGGAGACAACGCAGGTGTCGAGGACACCGCGGCTAACGGCATCCTCGATTCAGATAGATTCTGCAACAACATATTCAGCCTTGAGCACATTCAAGTTGTCACAGGATCCAATACGAAGGCCGATGTACGTGAGTGGGATCAGGCTGTCTACGTTAGATCAGGTCTCATCAGCGCAAACGATGCAGCGAAGACCCGCGCATTTACTTCAACCGACTTGACAGAGACATCCAATCGTCAATTCGCTAAGTTCACGCTCTTCTTGCAGGGTGGATTCAACGGGGTCAACATCTTCGATCGAGACGAAACGAATATCACAAATGCTGCTGTTTCTTCTGACATGATCTTTGGAAATGGTAGATTCCTCAATGAAGGTCCAAATGTCAAGGCTTACACCAAGGCAATTGACATCATGAAGAATACAACGAATGTTGACATTCAGCTCTTGGCAATACCTGGCTTACGTCATCCAATCGTTACGGACTATGCGACTGTTTCAACCGAAGAGCGTTTCGACGCCCTGTACATCATGGATATCGAGCAATACGATGAAGATGGCACAGCTGCAGAGGACGAGGTTCGTTCCGATCTAACGATCGTTAACGTATCTAATACGATTGAGAGCTTCCGAGATCGTGCCGTTGACTCTTCGTTTGCGGCAGCATACTTCCCAGACGTTAACTACGCAGCACCAGATGGAAGTAACTTGTTCGTGCCACCATCTGTTCTCGTCCTCGGCGCAATGTCCTTGAACGATGCAGTTGGACATCCATGGTTCGCACCTGCAGGCTTCACACGTGGCGCACTTCCAACGCAAGCTCTCGAAGCTCGCGTCAAGTTAAAGGACGAAGACCTCGACGCTCTATACAATGAGAGAATCAATCCTCTTATTGCATTCGTCGGCGCGCCAAAGAGTGGAACGAATCCTGCATCAGGAATCGTCATCTGGGGACAAAAGACGCTACAAATTGCCGCTTCTGCCTTGGATCGTGTCAATGTGCGTCGTCTCCTCATCGAAATTCGTCGTCAAGTTCGTGAGATTGCAAACACAATTCTCTTCGAACAAAATCGCGAAGCCACACTCGCAAGATTCTCAGCGGCGGTCACACCAAGACTCCAGAGAATCCAGGCACTCGCAGGTCTCGAGAGATTCCGCGTCATCATCGACTCTTCTACGACGACGCAGACAGACATCGAGAACAACACGGTTCGCGGTAAGATCTTCGTTCAACCGACAAAGAGCATCGAGTTCGTCAGCCTCGACTTCGTCGTTGCCAACAATATCCAACAATGACATCAAATTAAATTCAATAAATTGAGCGGATAATAAAACAAGATAATTTCGATAGAAACACATAATTAAAACAGGTGACAGGAGAATAAACAATGGCCGCAGAGACATTAGACGTTACATCGATGATTCCAAACAAGTTCGAGCCAAAGCGCAAGAACCGTTGGATCCTCATGATTGAAGGTATCGACGCATACATCATCAAGACGACAGCTCGTCCTACAATATCGACGGAAGAAGTTGAAGTTCCCTTCATCAACTCTCGTCGCTACCTCGCAGGTAAGACCTCGTTCGGCACGATCGCTGTAACATTGCACGATCCAATTGCGCCATCAGGTGCACAACAGGTCATGGAATGGGTACGCACGCACTTTGAATCAGTCTCCGGTCGCGCTGGCTACGCTGACTTCTACAAGCGTGACATTCAACTCAAGCTCCTCGACCCTGTCGGCACAGTCGTCGAGCTCTGGGACATCAAAGGCGCGTTCATCACCGAAGCAAACTTCGGCGAAGTCACCTACGAAGACGGCGGCCCAATGGAAATCTCAATGACACTCCGTTTTGACAATTGCGTTTTGCAATTTTAGAAAAAGTCTTTTACCGAATCGTAAAGTTAACTATAATTACCTCTGTGGCTTTTTGCTACGGAGGTTTTTATGTTTAAGTGTCCTAAATGCGATTTTCAAATCGAGAATATTAATTCTCTAAGGATTCACGCTTCAAAGAAACACGATCTTTCAAGCGAAGATTTATATATCCAAGTCGTTTTAAACGGAGACAAGCCAGTTTGCGAGTGCGGTTGTGGTTCCGAGACGAAGTTTAATGGATTAGTGAATGGATATTCCAAGTTTGTGTGGGGCCATGCTTCAAGAGTAAACAATAATTGGGGGCATAACAAAGAAGCTTTTGAAAAAAGCATTACAACTAGAAGAAAAATGTGGGAAAACGGAGAAATTCAAGGATGGTGTAAAGGTTTAACAAAAGACGACCCACGAATAGCTGCGATCGTTGAAAAAATGAATACCCATGAAAGATCAGAAAAAATATCTAAATCTTTAACGGGAAAATCAAAATCAGAATCTCATAAACAAAAAATCTCGGAGCATATGAAATCTTATTGGCGCGAAGAAACCAATAGAGAACGACAAAGCTTAGAACAAGCCGAGAGGGTCAAAAATGGATTGTTGACAAAATGTACTCGCACTCACGGTTATTTCAATAATCATAAAAAGTCATCTCAACCGAATCTTTATTATAGGTCGCTATTTGAATTAAATGCCATACTTCACTTAGAATCAAACGAAGATGTTATTTCATATACATTTGAACCTTACAACATTGAATATTTTTTCGACGGAAAAACTAGACATTATATCGTTGATTGCTTGATAGAATATGAAGGTGGAACAAAGTCTATCGTGGAATTCAAGCCAAGCTGCCATGTCGTCCATGAAAAGAATATTGCAAAATTTCGATCAGCCGAAAAATTTGCAAATGAAAATGGGTTTAGATTTGAAGTGTGGACAGAGAAATCACACAGCTTTTTATCGAGAAAAAATCATTAATTGCCGAGTGGGTAACCAACTACCATATTGAGAAGAATATTTCTGGGGTTGTCCTGTGTATCCCATGCCATGATGCAGAGCATGGTAGTATGATTTAGAGACCGTACGTTTTCGTCCAGCGTTGAAGTTCTGCTCAACTTCTGTCGCCGTGAGCGCCGTACTGTAGACCATGAATTGTCCCAGTCTCATGTTGGCATAGGATCCGTCATCCATGTTGGTGAGATCCGTTGCCGCCATGGCATAGTACAGTCCTGCACCTCCTTCGATGGGATTCTGTCGAGAAAATGTGACGCTTCCTGCCGTGGCACCGTTGACATAAGCATTGAATTTCGTCCCGTCGTATACAATCGCAAAGTGATATCAGGTATTGAGGAGGTGTCGCCACCGTGGACGTGATTGAGGATATGGCAGAACCATTCCACATGCCGAACTTCATCGTCCCAGCGACCATCTCCATCTGCGAGTCGTGCCATACTGCAGCATTGGGAAGGACGGATGATCCAATCTCAGACAGCAGAATGCCGTTGTCTATTGGATACGCCCACATCAAATCATTTGAGAAGTTAAATCTGAAACCGCTGTTACCTGGCATGTCAGCCTACGCCGCCGAAACCGTTTGATCCCGTGACAAGAAGGAAATTCTTTGTGGGAATTGTCGTGAGACCGGCAACAATGTTGAACGTGATTGTTGCGCCTGATGAACCTGAAACAAAGATGCGATCAGTTCTTAATTCGCCTGAAAAAACCTCTGAACCGCTTAAGATAAAATAATTGGAGTTTGCAGTTTTTAATCCATTTTCTGTAAATGCAACAGCGAGGACTGAAGTTGACACGCTCGTATTTTTTATTGTGATAAAACGTGTAACGCCATTAAAATTAATTTCTTTAATGGAACCGAGAGTCACATTGGAAGATGTGACAAATGGCATTGCAGAAATTTGATACGCAGGTACGAAGCCTTCGTGTGGATATGGATTATTAAGCACCATCGATTACCTTTATGATCATAAGTATTGCATTTCTTTCTGTGGTATATAAAATTTGATCATTATTTTATAGCATTTACTATTTACGCAACGCTAACATTGATTACTATCAATTAGTTTCTTGTCGATAAAGGAAAAGTAAAAACATATGAGTACAGAAAATCGCGATCAACGTAATGCAATTTTTACTGCACAACAACATGTGCCTGCGGGAGTAGATCCACGGATGCCAATGCAGTCCGCTGCCGATAAGGTGAAGGCTGAATTTGGCTTGGATATTCCATTGGAGACAGTTCCATTGCCTTCATCCGGTAAGGTATACTCGCAAGAATCGTCTTTATATGGCGCTGAAACTGTAGAGATTCGTCCAATGACCGCGAGAGAAGAGGATATTTTAACGTCTCGTGCTTTGATAAAGAAAGGCACAGTCATTACCGAGCTTATTAAGTCATGTTTGGTGGATCGCTTTGTTAATCCTATAGATCTTTTGGGCGGTGATCGCAATGCTTTGATGGTTGCTATTCGAATCACAGGATATGGTCCTGAATATGGTGCTGAGATTGAATGCAACGAGTGTGGAACAAAGTCGAAGCATGATTTTGACCTGGCACAATTGCCAGTTCGTCGCCTTGAGATTGAGCCTGTTGCTCCTGGTCTAAATCTTTTTGAGTTTATGTTGCCGAGAAGCAAGAAGACGGTTAAGTTTCGATTCTTGACAGGTCGTGATGAAGAAGAGATCATGATCACGAATGAGAAACAGAAGAAGTTAGGATTGAAGACAGAGTCAAACGTTACTACAAATCTTTTGCATGCCATCGTTTCAATCGACGGTATCGAGGATCGATCAAAGATCGCAAACTTTATTAAGATGATGCCTGCGATGGATTCATTGGCACTACGTAATTTCATCAAAGACAATGAGCCCGGTGTCATTATGAAGCAAGAAACATCTTGCCCATCTTGTGGCCATGCCGAGGAGGTCGCGATGCCGCTCGGCGTCAACTTTCTTTGGCCTCAGTCCGGAAGATAGAGAAATCTTGATATTGGAACCCGCCTTTAATCTAATGTATTATGGCGGGTTCCTATGGAAGGAAGTTTATAATCTTCCTGTTTCGTATAAGCGTTGGTTTATTGAAAGAATCAATAAAGAGTTGAAGCAGACGAGTGAGTCGGGCGGAACTCAAAGTAGGGCAATGCATCAGAACACGCCTGATGTAAGAGCCTTACAGGGTAATACACGAGCGCAATCACCCAGTCGTTTAAGACGCTTCACATAATGAGGTATAATTTTCTACATCGTATTATTTAATAAAGCACGTCCACCTCGCGAGGCAATTGTGGAAAAAAAAGAAAATCTTAATGAATTACGCATGAATCTTTTGGGCAAAGTTTTCTTTGCCACATTGGGCGCATGGTTGGTAGGAAAATTTGTAAATACAAAATTACGAGGCTCAGCGTCAGAGATCGAGGCAATTGGTAATGCGCTTGCTTCATCTAGGCGTTTTCAAGATGAGCTAAATCGACCTGGCGCGACAGTCGATTCTGTCGTACAAAAACTAGGCATTAAACACATGTCAGCCTCGGAATTCGAGCGTGTGCTCGGCGTTCCATGGCCACTTTGACCATATAGTTCGTGGAGAATTAAATGGCTGTAGGAGGAGGCACAGGAGGCGGCGGCGGTTCGAAGGGTAGCACCGGACCAAATAAAGACGATTTATCTATCGTTTCACAGATGGTTGAAATGATGGCGAAGATGGCTGTGTATAGCGCAACAATAGCCGATAATTTTGAAAGTCAAGCACGGGCATCTGCAAAGTTGGTTGAAAACATGCAGAACGTGGGTGGTGGTGAAATTGTTAGCCAACTTGTGCAGGTAAATGAAACCTTAAAGCAGGTTCTTGTAGCCTTGCAAAATCTAGGTACGACGGCGGGCGCGACATTTGGCGCATTGTCGCAGGGCGCAATTGTTGTTGTAGGTTCAATGAATCAATTGGCTGATGCTGCAGAGGATGGTGCAGATGCGGTTGATTCGCAAATGTCGGCGATGGATGAATTAAAAAAATCGTTGGCAAAAACTGGAAAAGATGCGTTGTCGTTAAAGCAGAAGATAAAAGCAGTTGGAAAATATTTAGAAAATGAATTTCCAGTTGCTGCAGGCGCCGCTCTCGGCGCTTTAAGTGGATTGAAACAAGGCTTCGATAATTTAATATCGTTGGGTAGTTCATTTTTTGGATTCGCCCAATCTATTATTAGCGGCCTCTTTGACATCGGTATGTCAATATTGTCTATTCCTTTTAAAATTCTTGATGGCCTTGTCAACATGGCCAAAAAAGGTGGCGGCATTAGTGAATTTGCACAGGCCGTAAATAATTTAAGAAAAGAATTTGGTGCTCTTGGTGGACCTGTGACAGGCGCCATAATGAAAACATCAAAAGAGATGGCAGGTTTTAATGTTAAAGGATTAAGCGCCTTTAGCGTTTTTGGATCAGTCGCAGAGCGAATGGAAAAATTAATTGCGCTTTTTAATGCCGGCGGCGTTGTACTGCAAGGATTTAGTAAAGAATTTGAGAAAAATGGCGGCGCAATTTTAGGTTACCAGAGAGGCTTGGGAATAACTGACGAACAGATGGGCGCGATCGCGCAAACAGCGAAGGCGACAGGCACAACTCTGACGAAGCAGTTGAATGAGATGACGAAGTATGCGACAAAATTAGGAAAAGAATTTAATATTGATTTTAAGATCATATCGAAGGGCATGGCGAAAGCGAATGCCGACATGGCGCACTTCGGCAGCTATTCACAGAAACAGATCGGCGTCGCTGTTACATACTTCACAAAATTAGGCGTTGAAATAGATAAAGTTACGGGTACGATGGACGCCTTCGCAACCTTTGATGAGGCTGCGGAGAAGGCTGCGACTTTGAATCAAGTATTACACACCAACATCGACGCGATGGAACTCGTTAACGCAGAGGGGCCTGATGAAACAGTGGCCATTTTGCGAAGAGAATTTGCGAAGGCCGGCATCGATGGCGAGAATATGAACAAATCAGTCAGAGGATTGGTAAAGTCGATGACCAACCTTGATGACGCCGAGCAGAAGTTGTTATTCTCATCCAAGAATCGTGGTTTGACCCTTGAATCGATGAAAAAGAAGGGCAATGCCATTGAAAAAACAACAATGAGTCAGACAGACGCGATGACTCGTCTCGCCGACGCGATGGAACGAACATTGAAGGCCGGTGAAACCAAGGAAGGTGGATTCTTGCAGCATTTCTTGACAGGTTTCACTGATGGAATGCAGAAGACTCAAGAATTTCAAACGTTGCTTGCAAACATCAGAACATCATTACGAGATGTTTATAACGCAGGTAGAGAATTAGGCCGAGCATTCATTGAATATTTTCCAGGTGTTAAAGATTTTTTAGGCGCGCTTGCTGACGTGTTTTCACCTGGAAAATTTTCTAAGCTGGCAGGTGGCGTAACCGACATCCTTACACAATTTATGAAAGATTTAGGTGAGCCTGGAGGTAAAGCTTCATTCGGCGACTTAATGACCAAGCTTAAGGATCACTTTTTTAATTTCTTTAATCAAAACGAAGGACCTGGTTCAAAATTGGTGTCTAGTTTTGGCAAGATAATGGATGCCATTAAAGTTATTATTGCCGGCGCCGTGAAGTGGATCATGGAGACGGTTGCGGGATTTATTAAGGATATAACAAAATTTATTGTTAATCCTCAAAGTGTTGAAGGCGCAGGTAAATTAGCAGACGCTGCTTCAAATTATATTAGTCCTATTTCTCAAGCCTTTAGGGAAGGCTGGCAGCAACTTGGACCTGCCATAGAAGAATTATTGAATGCATTATGGGAGAAAGTATTAAAACCAAAGTTTAAGGAATTTTTTGAAAAATATTGGCCTTATATTGCCGCAATAGTATTTGGGCCAGCTATTTTACAAAGCCTCGTTGGTGCTGGAACAGCCGCTCTTGGTAAGGCATTTGGAAGTATATTAACAAATGCAATTTCAGGCCCTGCCGCACAAGCTGCTACAAAGACATTACAAACGACAATAACAAATTCTTTAGGGCAAAGTGTTACTATTGCAACTTCTGCAGCAGAAACCTCTGCTGGACCAGCCGCCGCAGGATTTTTTACAAAATTAGGAACTAAATTTAGTTCTCTTGCAGGAGGTTTTTCAAAATTTGTTGGACCACAATTTATGGCAGCTCTTGGCCCTGCAGCAATCGTTGCAGGCATTGCAATGGCATCTGTTGATATTAGTAAGGCAATAACAAAATTTGGTGATAAATTAGAAAAAGAAGGCTTTGATCCTGCAACAGCGAAAATTGCTGCAGGTACAACAGGATTAATTAATACATTAACGCTTGGTCTTCTTCCTGAAGGTGCGCAAGAAGCAATTGCATCTTCAGCTGCATCATTGACTGATATGCTTTTTAAATCCCTTGAACGTGTTTTTGGACCAAGTTTTTCAAAGGTTGTAAAAGAATATCTAAGTGCTCAGTTTGAAATTTTCGCAGGTTTAGGTGATTTAATTCTTGCTATATTTGAAGGTGATTCTGCAAAAGCAGATGCAGCATTTTCAAGAATTGCTAAAGGTTTATTTGATTCTTTTGTGGCGAGTCTTCAGTTCGTATTCATAGAATTACCGAAAGCGATACTTAGTTTAGGCTTGTATATCATTTCCGGATTTAATAAATTAATTGGTTATGTGCTTGGTAAAGCAGGTGAAATATTCCATGCACTAGAAAATATACCTCTTATTGGTCCTTTGCTTGGAATGATAGGTGATTTATTTCAAAAATTAAGTGGATGGTATACGGCTTTTGGCGATATGTTTTCAAAATTTAATCAATTTTTAAAATCCATCGACGTATCAGCATATTTTGAACGTGCCAAGCAGGCAGTTATGGATTTCTTTGGTGGAAGTGAAGTTTCTTCTAATAAATTCATTACAACATTAAAAGCCATTGTAGGTGCTATAGAAGAGCCATATCGTTTAATTCGTAAGCTTTTCAATATTATTTGGTCATACGACACAAAAAAGAGTTTTCTCGAAAACATAAAAGAAAAATGGGATTCAATTGTAAAAGCTTTTGAAGATTCGGCCAATAAAATTGGCGCATTCTTCAAAATTATTAAAGAAAATATTGGCGGTGCAATTGAATTGGTCATTGAAAAATTCAAAATGGTAGGAGAATTTTTTGGCGCATTATTTGATTCAATTGCATCAGGACCAGTTGGTAATTTTTTCAAAACTATAATTGGTGTTTTTAGTTCTATATTTGATTTTATTACAGAGTGGGGTGGTAAAATTATAAATTATATAACGTTACCATTTAAAATTCTTGGCGCATTTATTTTTACAGTATTTGAAGCAATTTGGGATGAAGCAATTTCACCCGTGTTGGACTGGATTATAGAAAAAGCGGGTTCTGTATTTGATTTTATTAGCGATGGTGTAAGTGTAGTATGGGATGCAATAAAGACTGCATTTCAAAAGATCAGTGATTTTGTTGGCGGGGTGTGGAATGGAATAAAATCAGCTGCGAGTGCTGTGTTTGATTTCATATCAGGAATTGCATCCACTGTTTTTGATGTGTTGTCTTGGCCTTATAGAAAGGCGTATGAACTTATAAAAGAAAATTGGGATTCTATAATTGGTGTAATTAAAACAGCTACAGACTTCATATCAGGAATTGCATCCACTGTTTTTGATGTGTTGTCTTGGCCTTATAGAAAGGCGTATGAACTTATAAAAGGTCGGTTTGTCTTCATTTGGGATACTATTTCAGGCATTGTCACAAATTTGTCAACATGGGGTGAACAAGTGCTAGACAAGTTAACAGAACCAGGTGTTAAAGCTAAGGATCGTTTAGCAAATACTTTTAAATTAATATGGAACATTATTTCTCAAATACCAAAAAAGTTAATAGCATGGGGCGACGAACTTATTAATTTGATATTAAAACCATTCAAAGATGCATGGAACTGGCTGACAGAGAATTTTTCTTTTTCAAAATTTTTAGAACTTGGTGGAAAAATTCTTGATGGAATCATGGAAGGAATTGGCAGAATTGGTGATAAAATTGAAGAAAAATTCGGCGAGGCCGTCGCTGGTGTAAAGAATTTGTTGGGTATTAATTCACCGTCTAAAGTTTTTCAAGATATCGGAGGCACCATAATCGATGGCTTTATTGGTAGCATAGAGGATTTACCTGCTTCTGGTAGAAAAATATTTGAGGATTTAAAAAATGCTGTATTTGCAATATTAAGTCCTGCATCGTTCATGAAAATATTCGAAAGCATTGTCGATGGAGTAAAATCTAAATTAAAAGCGTTAGCAGATTTTGCACCATTTAAAGCAGTTATCGAAATTGCAAAGAAAGTATTTGAGATAAATACACCATCTAAAGTTTTTCAAGATATCGGAGAAAGCGTATCCTATGGCTTTAAGGATGGCATGAAGGATTTACCTGCTGATGCGCAAAAAGTATTCGACAAAACGGTTGATAATGCAAAAGATTTTTCAAAGCAAATGCAGGCGGCGGCGCCTCAGGCACAAGCCCCTGGTGTCGCTGCGAAAGCGGCTAATCCTGCAGGTGGCATGGCCGATGCGCTTTCGAACATGGCGGCAATGGCTGATACTGCAGATAAAGCAAAAAGCCTGCCTGAAAAGATAAAAGATCTTAATGCATCTTTGGTACCTCTCGCCGATCAGATGAACGTCACGGCGAAGAAGCTTCCTATTCTAAAAACTGCTTTGAGAAAAATCGCAGCAGTCCTTACTGAAGGAGATGTCAATGTTGTCGACACAACAAAACTATTCCTTGAGCTATTAACTGGATTAAACGATTTAGGTGATCTTGGCGTCAAAATGAACAAAGAAGAAATTGGCAACAAAATTTGGAATTTGAATATGGCGGCGGGATCCGAATCTGAAGGATTAGGATTTCATTTAGGAAGAGTTTCACATCATTATACTCCTGTCGTTGCAGCTGTCGCTAAAATACCAAAATTATTTCATGATGTTTCTGCGGCAGATTTAGCAAAATCCACAAAAGATTTTACTGAAATGTTAAATGCGATTGATGAACTTGGCAATGCTGGTGTTAAAGCACATAATGAAGATCTGTCCAATAAAATTTATAAGTTGAATATGTCGGCGGGATCCGAATCTGAAGGATTAACATTTCATCTAGGAAGAGTTTCACATCATTTTGGTCCTCTTGCTGATTCTTTAAAAGAAGTGTCAAAGTTCGTGCAAAACAATATTTCATCGCCTGAATTTACAAGAGCTTTGACCGCCATACAACAAACGGGTTCGGCTGTCACATCAGGATTAAAAGATTCTTTGGAACCTACGATGCAGGCCATGTCTGACATGACAGATGCTGTCATCAAAATTGATGAGGCGATTTCAAAGACGCAGAACATTGATTTGTCGGCGACGCTTGAGAGATTTAAGACAAACTTCGGCATGGCACTTGGACAAAAAGGAACACACGTCGTGCAGGCAAAAGACGTGACAATAAATGTTAGTTTTGCCGTGATGATTGACGCTACGAAGTTGGAAGGTGCAATACTTTCATCCAACGACTCTAGAATTAAGGAAAAGGTTAATTTGGTCATCGGTGCAATTGCACAAATGCCACCAAAGGAAGTCGGTCTTGAAAAAGCAGAGGGAACAACTCCATTTAAGAAAATTCATACTTCAGCACAAACATTGTAATTTAAGGAAAATTTATAATGGATAAAAAAACTAAAAATGAACATTTGTCACAGCTTCGCGCTGATAAATTTTTTAATCATGCTCTAAGTCTAACGACGAACGAGGATGAAAAAAAGAAAATAAAAGCCTTCGCCGAGGACGTGTTCATTAATTTGCTGAATGGCGTGTTTACTGCCAATAAAATTATAGCTGAACACCCAGAAAAATTGGTTGATGTTGCCGAAGGACGAATATCTAAAGATAAGCAACCAATGATCATTAAAGACAAGTGAGACTTTAAGTAATGGCCGACAAGAGCAAAGACACGGGAACAGGCGGTATAAACATTGGAGATAATGTTGTCACGATGGATGTCGGTATCTCCGATGTCGACGCCGAAGTGCTGAAGGCCAAACCAACGCCGTATTCGCCAGGAGATATTGCTGTCGACAAAGATGTCAAGGACATTTCAAAGCCAACCAGAGAAACGTTTGCTAAGTATTTAAGCAAGGCAACATTAGGAACAGTAGGTTCTTCAACACATGAAAACACTTATCCTATTGGCAATGGAGACCAAACCGCAGTTGAAAGTATTTCATTAAAAGATAGCAATGGAAATCCTGTATCTCCTGGCCCTCAGAACAATGAGAATAAATTTAATACAGCTTTCAATCAGGCAATTGCTTCGAATAATCCTGCAGGCATTAAGAAGGGTCTTACAGCAGGTTCTGCTCCCGATGGCAACACGCTGTTGCAGACAGCTGTAAGTCCTGTTGCCGCTTCCGGCGGCCCATATGTAAAGTTAATTGCGATTAATATTGACAAGCAATCACAAAATTTGCTGGGCCTACAAAACCCTATCAGAAATTATACGGTCGATACCCTAAGCAAAAATTTATACAAGCCAACAGAC